AATCTGCAGTTTCCTGAGAACTCCTCAATACTCGCTCTAAGAAGGAGTTGTACGTCGGGAGTGGTATTGTCTGCTTCATCGATAATGATGACTTTGTGCTTCGACTTGCTTGTAAGAGAGACTGTAGATGCGAAGTTTTTGGCGTTATTCCTGACAGTATCGAGAAACCTACCTTCATCGGATCCGTTAATGACATAAGAATCTACTCCTAATTGATTACATAGTGCCTTGGCAACCGTTGTCTTACCACATCCAGCAGGACCAGCAAGTAAAAGATTTGGCACTTCTCCTTTATCTAGGAAATCAAGGAAAGTCTTCTTAATACTTTCGGGTAAAATACAATCTTCAATTGTTTTGGGTCTGTATTTTTCAACCCATAAAAATTCATCACGCATAATTAAAATTTACAACGACTCTTTGATGTTCACCTTCAGTGGGAGTTACCCCACGATGTTTTAAATTAGAATCAAAAATACAAACTCTGTTGGCAACACTACTTACTCTAACACCACTTTGGAATTCTGTATACCCATTGTTAGTATTAATATAAAATATAGCAGTTTTAATATCAGGATAATCACAATGAAATAAAGTATATTCTGGTATGTCTGTTTTAAATGATAAGTTTGCTTTTATCCTTTTACACTGTTTAGCACCTATCTTAATCATAAAATTATTCCACATATCAATATGTTCACAATTTGGTCCTACATCAGGTTGAAAAAACATATGGCACATTTGATATTGTCCATCATCAGGTTTAACAGCTCCTGATTGATAAAACCATGTAAACTCACAACCCATTAATAATGATTGAATAGAATTAAATTCTTCTTCAGGCAAAAAATCATCAATTATTTTCATAGTTACAGAAATTTTTCTAAAGATCCTGTCGGTGGTTTAATAAAAAAATCAGGATAAGTTTGGTAAATAATAGGATCATATAAACTATAGACTAAGTATTTGCTATAATGAATATCTGCTACTTTTCTCTCATAACATTCCCTATCAAGAATTGCACCTTTGTTTTGAATAAAAGATCCATCATCTCTTATTGGATATAAGTGAGAAGGAGTTTCCCATAATAGAAATCTATATTTAGTATGCAAAACATGATAAAAATAATCAATTTCTTCTGGTGTTCTTTGCTTTCTTCCATCAACTGCTCCCCCACCTTGAAGAGGAAAACTATATCTAGAACGACGAATTTCAATACCATGTCTTTTTTTTATTCCATAATCTATTTGCTCAGTGTATACAACTTTTTTAATTTGACCTCTTTGCCACCTAGCACCTCTTTCTTTTTCAACAAGAAGATCAACTCCATCGTCAACAACAGGTTCTGCTACATTAATAGATTTTGATAAAAAATAAGAATAAACTAAATGCTCACAAGCACTCCCCTTAAATTTGGTAGAACAAGATGTTAACTCTTCACAAAATTTTTCCTCATCCATGAGAGGAGGAGTACAAGGAAATATTTTTACTTTCGAAGTAGGAGTTTTTCTTCTAAGAGTCATAACCAATTTGGTTTTCTGGATGGGTCACGTAAATAATTAGATGCAGCCCAAGGTTTGCTGCTAATGTAATTTTTGTAAGCAGTAAAAGTGTCAATGCTTGTGTCATGTTTATACTCATCTGGCATTGCACGAGTAAAGGACTCTACCATACAATAACATGTAATTACCTCACCTGCAAATTTGTGGAATGTTTTCTTTGCTTCAAATAATGCTTTATGACATCCATGCAATTTACCATAACGATGTGAATATTCATCAGATAATGCACACCCATGTTGAATTAACCATGCAGTATTGTATATACTAGCAGCAGCCCATTGGGTGCAAGGATGGTTCCTGAATGCACCCTTAGAGGTCTTATAAGCAGTTCCATCTTTCTTCTTGACTAGATCATTACCCCAATCATAATACCAATGCGAAAAGACAATAGAAAGCATTTGACATGTTTCTAAAGGCATTTTAACTACATGCTTATCAGGCAATGCTTTTGCGGATACAACTGGGTCAGGATTAGTAACAAAGATATTCATTTTTTAAAGAATCCTAATCGAACTAATACTAGCATAATAATTGTAGTCCAAAAGATGATATACCACATAATTTAACGTTTTGTAGTGTTACTCCTTGTTCTATTGTGGATGGCAATAAACTTATCACCTGCAAAGGTTCCACCCAAACACACATCAATCTCATCCCCATCTTGCCAATTTACATCACCATTCATTTTGGTGTGCAACATCGCTTCTTGAATTTGATCAATAACTTCTTGAGTTAGTTTCATAATACAGGATACTCCTCATTGCGTACACATTCAGTTTTCATAGTATAGAAATCTTCCATCAATCTCATGACTTGTTTCTTATCAAGTCCAGCAAGATTTTGACAGTTTTCTAAACAACGATAGATACATTCTCTATCACTGATGGGTGGGGAAATCTCCCACCCTTGCTCATCATAATACTTTTTACCCTTAGTGACTTGTGCCTCTACATGTCCAAGATCTTGTTTCTTAGAAGGGTTCTTGTAATTATGAGATTTAACCATTATCCAAACGTAGAATCAGGTTCGAGTGCGATCCAATATCTTAGATCATAATTCTTACTAGTAAATCTTGAAAGTAATTCTTTAGATACAACTACTTCATATGTGCCAGGAAGAATCTTAATATTCTCTACTTTGAAATTAAAAGAAAACTCTTCATTAGTTTCCCCTACAATAACAGAGAAATCATTAGAAGTATCATTCTTCTTATCCCTTACCATAATTTTAACAACACCAGCACCACCAACAACACACAAATCAGGAAGTTGATAAATTGCTGCTGCCTTAAGTAACTTGTCCAATTGATCTGTACTCAATTCAAAAGATACATCTTCAGAAGGAAGATTAATCTCCTTTTCAGGAGGAGTAACAATAACACTTGGATCAGCAAAGAAATAATTAGATCTAGATCTACCCTCTTTAATCACAACATAATTATCAGCCTCAAAATTGAGTTCAGGATTATTATGAAGACTTAAACCATTAAGGAATTGACCAAGATCATATATACCAAAGTCTTTTGGCAATTCTTCATCGATAGTAACTTCAGCAAGTATATTCTTCATAACACTAATGGTACGAAGACTACTTCCTTGCTTGAAATTAATTGACTGATTAATAGTCGAAAAGTTTTTTAAGAAAGATAATGTTTTATCAGAAAGTTTCATAACCACGGGTCGGAGTTTCATTGAGTTGCCCACTGAAGTGATAAAGTAGGAGTGAATAGTGTAGTGCTTTTAGTATATCACGTTTTGCTTGTCCCTTCTTATCATATCTGCTCAAATACTTAATTGCATTAGAACGACAGAATGATTCTGCATCTCCTACAGATTCAATAAGGTCAAGTGTTTGGACGTTATTTTCTCTAGAAGTATAATGTCCACCATATGTTGTAGAGATATAATCCTGAAGAGCCTTAATAGACTCATCTTCTTTATATTTTCTAGTACACTCTGTTTGTATTCCAGGTGTAGTAACATGATGTGAGATTGAATCATCATTATCAGCAAGTGTACTGAATGCTAATGGTTCATCTCCAAAAGAAACAGTATCCCAATTGCTAGTATCAATACTTACTGAATCCCAGTAATCAGGAACATTAAGATTGAGAGGATCAACTGCAGATTCTGTACTTAAATTTACAGTTGAATCAACTGCAGTTGCTGTACTAAATGCAGTATTTCCAGTTGATACTACTATAGGTTCTTCATATTCTGGAGTAGTTGCATCAATAGGTACATTAAAGAGTCCTTTATCTGCACCTTCTATTTTAATTTCATCAGTCATTGTTTTCTTTTTAACAGGAAAATTTTCGTCAAGGGTTCCATTTAACACATCATAAGCTAAGCTCCATGCATTAATCATACATCTTATCCTCCAAATTGTCAAGATCTACATCACCATCAACCTTATCATATAGTTCAAGGAATGCTTGCTTAGTCTCATCATCAAATCTGTTTACACATACTTGAATTGCTTTTCCTTTATTATTAAAGATACTATAAGCACGAACAATATGAACTAGTCTACGAGTTGAAATGATCTCATCGATACCACCATCATAGAACGTTTTTCGTATAATGTCACCCCAATCTACAAGACGTGCAATAAAGTCTGTATCAGTAACACCAAGATTAGACGCAACTGCACCAAGTATTCTTTTCTCTACAGAAGGTGATGGATAATCTTGCTCAAAGGTTACAGGAAATCTTTCTAAAAAGGCTTCGTTGAGCACGTTAGTTCCAATGAATCTTCCATCGTCTGAACCTTTACCTTTAGTGTTTGCAGTTGCTATAACGTTGAATCCTTTTGCAGGATTAACGAATCTTCCAATCTTCTTAAGGAAAATACCCTTACCCTCAAGGATAGGTTGTAAACATAGAATCTTATTAGATGCAAGATCAACTTCATCTAAAAGCAACACAGCTCCCCTCTCAAGAGCTTCCACGACGGGTCCGTTATGCCAAACAGTATTACCATCAATAAGACGAAACCCA